AAGTACACCTAACTTCTCTAGGCGGTGACCTGCCATATTACCATCACCATACATAACTACTTTAACACGAACTTTGGAACCATTACCAATGAGACCATCCATCTCAAAGTCCCAACGATCATTGACAGTATCTCCGTCCATCTTAACCACAACAGGTGGTCCACCGAACTCCTCTACAGACCGATTTACGTGGTTACGATAGATCTTAAAATATTTACCAATACCGAAACCTTCACCGTCATAAGGGTCTTTAAGAGCAATCTGTTTACCACGGGCTTTAGCCTCAGACATGATCTTGTCTAAGTTCTCCTGATCTTCTGGGTAGAACTCAGCATTGTACTGTCCATCAGGTACAAACTTAGTGTCCATTTCTGATGTACGAAGTCTAGCCCACTTGATGTAACCATCCATTACGATTGTCATTGCTTTACGTTTAGCCATTTTCTCATCCTCTGTTTGAGATAGATTTATTATATAGTATCCAGGATAGTAGTGTCAACCCCAGTCTAATGTATTTCTGCATAATTATCTCCAAAGCTATAATCTATGCCAAGTGGTACATTGAGTTTAACTAAGTTGTTTACACTCTCAATGCTGTCCTTCATTATCTTTGCTACATTCTCTTCTTCTCCTTTGTTACACAGGACAATAACTTCGTCGTGGAACTGTCCTATGATATTTAAACCAGCTTGCCTACACTTACCCACCCAAAGGTCAAAGCAGTAAACACCAGTGCTTTGATTGAGCGTACTAAACTTATCCTTCTCGTACCGTAACGAGTGGTACATACCGCTGATAGGGTTCTGTAGCCAAGAGCTACCGTTTACCTCACGAACCTTAACACTGTTTGCTACAGCACCTATAGACCAGTTTCTTTCCCAGAATGCAGAAAGCATAAAGTCAGCCTCTGAGTAAGTACCCGCCATCTGTACAGCCAAACTCTTTGGACCTACACCGTAAGTGGCTGCATAATTAACAACCTTAAATTTCTTACGCAGGGACTTAAGATCAAGCTCCCCTTTGTTGTAGGCATCTATGTCAGCCTGAGAGATCTTACCTGAGTGTTTAGCTAGGTCCAAGTGGGGATCAAAGCCTTCTACTGACATCTCGTCAACATAGTCTGGGTCATGATCGTACATGTAGTGTCGCTTAGTTGTGTCTTCCAGTGACACCATATCAGCACCACACAAGACATGACCTTCGGGTGCAATCAGACATCCACGGATCTCTTTACCCCAAGGCTTTTCCACTGAGGGTAGATTTACCAAAGGACGAGCATGACGGAACCTCATAGTATTAGTGAAACCTGCGATACTAGCTTTGACATAGCCATCCTCTACAGAGTTTACAAAAGCTTTGAAGATAGCCAGACGATGGTTGATTATCGTAAGACCTTCTAACAGCTCTACGGACTTATCTCTCTCTATCAAGTCTTTGACAGATTGACATAACTCATTGTTAACCCGTATCTGGGGTACACCTTGAGACTCCATCCTACCACTGTCTTGCTTTAACTTACGTGAGCCTAATATGTTTTGCGCCTCTTTGTTAAAGTTAGAGTGACCTTCCTTACCCTTGTAGTTGTCAATGTAAACAGCAGGTTCCCAGCCTAAGCTAAACAACCAGTCCTTCACCTGTGTAATAGAATTAGGGTTGGCGTCTACTTCTCTCAGGACTACCTTAACAGTCTCCGTGGTATGAGGCAGCATCATATCGTCCATAAGAGCTACCCAGTCACTAGCAAGCTTGGTCAGATCTCCAGCAGAGTTAAGCCACTTGGCAGGTCTCTTACGAGTGCTGTAGACCTTTTGATTAGGCATAGCTTTTGTAAGCTGATCGACTTTATCTGCCTTCATAGCTTCCAGTTGAGCTAAGTGAGTCTCAGCTTTGTCTACATCCAATTTCCACTGTAGCTTCTCCTGATCTGCAGCACAGTCCAGTTTGAAACCTAAGTAGTTAATGCACTTGTTGAGATCTTCCTCTTCTTTATAGAGCTTCTTCATCTTGTACATAAGCTCTTTGTACAACCGAGTGTTAATCTTAACGTCCTCTTCGCATCTGTGTATATACTCCTCTACACTGAGGCTGGCCCAATCGTCTATCTGAGGCTTAGGTACGCCATACTCTACTCCATAACCCTCAAGACCATGACGAGGGCGGTCATAGTTAACATACCAAGACAAAGCGAGAGTATCTATTACCTGTTGATCTCTTCTAGGCTTAAACCCAATTAGTCTTTCAAGTACAGGTAAGTCGTAACGTATGATGTTGTGACCTATAATCTTACCAGCTGCGCATAAAGCTGCCCTCATCTCTGCGTAGTCTGTGGTAGACACCACAAGATCTCCCTCAGTAAAACTAAGGCAGTGTATCTTTGTAGCATCAAAGCCATCTGTTTCAATGTCGAATATCATCTTAACCCCACTGTTCTGCCATAGCATCTGCTATGCCTTGATAAGTCATACTACGCTTCTTCCAACGATCTTTAGAAGGAGAAAGATAGTGTATCCTGTTACGCTCTGCTTTAGTAAGCTTTAACATATCCTCTTTAACATTATCCGTTTCCTGTAACAAAGGCAACCCTCTCAGCCACAGACAGGTAGCTTTCTGCTCCTTGTGACCAAACATCCAAGGTTGGACAGTCTGGCTTTGGTGTCTAAACCCAATCAACTCTTTTGCATACTTGTGCATGATAGGGTTTTCTACACAAATCTTAGGTATCTCTAAATCAAGGAACAAGCTAAAGAACTCTGCACCTTCTCTCAGTCTGTCCCACCTAGACGGGTCTTTGTGCAGCCAAGACACACCTGCATTGGTAAGGTAAGTGCAAGGTGGATGAGCTATAACCATATCCCAAGAAGTGTCGTAAAGGACATCTCTTACGTCTCCTTTGTAGTGATAAGGACTGTCATCATCTGAATCCAGTAAATCACAAGATACAGCATTATGCCCTTTAGCTCTGAAAGCCTCTCTGACAGTACCAGAGAACTCACAGGCTACGAGAATGTTTTTCTTAACGTACATTTGTTTCTATCCTTTATCCTATACCAACGCTCCATAGTTCTATTTATACTCTTAGGCGTTAATGATGTGGCGTGTAGGAGTATACCCCCTGTTACTCTTCCGTACAACCCCTCAATTTCAAACAAAGCATTGTCTATGTAATCCCCTTCACAACCTTGGCTGATAGAAGGGGTGTTTGGCAATGGACCTCTCAAACCTAACTCTATTTGATTTACCTCAAAGTCAAAGAGGGCCTCACCTAAAGCGTATTCATGTATTTCATGTGTCGACATATTGCACCACCCTTGCAACTACATAAGATTTAGCACGTTTTATTGCATCTTCTTGTTTATCGTAAAGCTTTGGTTTACTGTTGGGATGAAGAATATCATCGTCAACCTCATTGACCCACTCTGTACCACCAAAGCAAACTTGCACTGCATATTTAACCACTGACATTTGGTTTCCCCTTAGGTTTGATAGACCCTGATAGTGTATCAGTCTTTAAGCATTGACCTATGGCATTCCTATCTAGAGCATACACAGGTTCGTAGTAGGCTGGTAGAGCTTCTCCACAGGACTTAGCACTAGGGAAGATCACTTTAGACTGTAAGTGATCCCCATTCAGTGTGTAGCTCAACACAAGGACAGTATAGAACAGCATTATAGATACTCCACTACTACACCAGTGTTCCACTTCTTAGCTTCCTTCTCAGCTTCTTCACGGTCAGTAAAGACCCATACTTTAGTGTCGTATGTCCAAGGGTTTTCTTTTCTCACGAAGGTGTATTCACCTTTCTCAATCTCTATTTGAATTGCGTATCTACCCATCTTCTTTCTCCTTATCTAAACCAGCTTTAACTAAAGCTATAAACCCTGCATTAAAGATAGCCATAAAGGTCTCAGGGTCACACTCTACTTGTAATGTAGCGCTGCCATCCTCATGCTCTTCTATCTCTGTTATTTTGATTGTGTCATTCTTCATGGTTTATCTTTCTGCTGTATCTACGGAATCTTTTATTGTAAGCCCTCTTGATCTTCTTTACCTGTCCACTTCTCCAACGTAGGAACTTACGTGATTTACTTAGGGCATCATACTCATCACCGCCCTTCATAGGTATACGTTTATTCATCTGTTATTCCTACGCAGGGTAGTAAGATAGTCTGCTTACAGTAACGTGGGAACTCGTCATACGTCATAGCAATCAATATAGGTAAACCTGCTATTATAAATGCAACTATAGCAGATGCCTTGATTGCCCCGTTTATGTTACCCCTCATGAGTGTGTCTCCTCTAATGTAAACGAGTGCGAGTCAAACAGTAAAGTACCTGCCATACCTTCCTCAGAACAAGGGCGGTTCTTCTCTACCCTTAGCTGCGTAGTGTTACGCTCATGGTCATCCTCTGACAATTTGTCACGGTACAGGTCAATGATCACAGAGGCTCTCTGACCAATCATCTTACAGTACTTAGGGTCACCATTCTCGTTTGTATGTGCAATGGTCACAATACCTACGTTAAGCTCTGCAGCAAGCTTAGAGAGCCTTACAGAGAGATCTGCAAGCTGTTGCTCTTTGCTCTCCTCAGAAGACCCTACGACTACATCTTGGATAGGCTCAAAGAAGATATACTTACACTCACAACCTTGACTCAGATAACGGATCTGCTCGATGAAGTCATCAGTATCCCCACCGTCAGGCATGTAGAACTGATAGATCAGCTCGTCCTTGGTTAGATCTCTGATGGCGTCTTCTACTAAGTCGTGTACCCCAAGAGCATCAATGATATCTCTACGTGTCAGGTTCTGGTTCAAGTGATAAGACACAAGACCTAACAAGGAGCGTAGCTTGGTTTCCTCAAGGTGCCAAGAAGCAAAGGGAACCTTACGCTTAATCATGTTGTACTCAAGGTAACGCATAACCTCAGTTTTACCAATACCAGTAGGTGCTTTGATCACAGTGAAGTGACCCTGCATCAAACCCATGATCTTATCATCAAGAGCTTCGATACCTGTAGGTACATAGTTATACTCAGGGCTTTCCTTGAATAGCTTAACGAACTGGTCTGCAGTATTTAGGATATTCTCAGGGGTATACTTATTAGCATTCCACCAAGCGTTACTAAATTCCTTACGTGCATTGTTCACAAGAAAGTCGTTAGCGTCTTTGTAGACGTCATGGATAACCCGATAGGTTTTATTCGGGAACATATTGAAGATCTTAGCAGCCACTGCATTACCAGCTGCATCATTATCAACGCTAAGGACTATCTTCTCAAAGCTATCAAGCCAAGGGGTACACTTCTCCCAGAGCCTCTTAGAAGGTGTAGCAGAGGGCAAAGACACCACAGGGGTGATGGACTTACCACCCATGATCTCCTGCACTGAGAGAGCGTCTATTTCGCCCTCAGTGATGGTTACCATACGTGCACAACCTGCAGGGAATATATTCATACCGAATAGCTCATCTTGACTAAGGTTCTTAGCCGAGAAGGTCTTGGGCAGTACCCTGATCTTCTTTCCACCGGAGGGGTATACATACTCTTGCTTTACCACGTCTCCTGCGGCATTCTTGTAGCTGCGTACATCATACATCTCCATTACACTACCAGAGATACCTCTAGCTGCAATATACTCATAGTCCTTGATCTCTGGGATATCTACATCAAAAGCCATTTCTTCATCACTCCTATTGCTTTTACGTTTCACCACTTTATCTATTGCGAAAGACCAATCATCGCAAGACTTACAATGACCTATACCTTCATCTGTATTGTAGCTGTAGGCATCAGAGCTGCCACAACCCTCTACATTAGGACAAGGTAGTCTACCTATCTCTGGCATAACTTTTTTCCTCTTTTTAGTCATATCACTCTTCTCAGCTGCGAGAAGTAAAACTATAATACACTATAGTGTTACGAAAGACAATAATAACTTATAG